ATCTATCTCCGTTCTCATTGATTGTTTTGTGCGTAAATATTTGATTATTTTTCCAATTATAGTATTTACTGAATGACTATGCTCGTTCCCTACGGGAACTATATTGGTGTATACACTTGAGCATTTGCTCTGCATTTATACAGCCAAGAGCATCCAAATTGCATATGTGTCCTACAATACTTTCAACTCCATCGTCTAAGAACTTCTCTTTTAGTCTATAGTAATCTTCTTTAGCCTGTATGAAATATTTATTATTTTCATCATACGTAGGCATTAGATTTACTATACATGCACTATTCATAGGCATATTATGTACGAAATACCACTTACAGTTATCTGTTACTGGCGTAGAAGTTTCTTTTAGACTTAGAAGATCAGCGTAGTATAAAATAGCATTTAATTCTATATCATTCATACAAATCTATTAGTCTTATGTTAATATAGACTATATAAGTTTATTAACCCCCTATAGTCCCCCTTCTTATGCCGATATAACGTAAAATACACGAAAAAGTTGCAAAATTATAAAAATATTTACTTATTGCAACCAAATGTGTACGTCACTACGTTAAGGCGGCATAAAACATAAAATAGAAGCTATGACAAAAACATTAAATGTTATTAAACCGTTTATGCATTTGGTTCCTGGTGACACATTTGAGCTAAATGAAGATGGTAGTTATACTGCTAAGCAGCATGATGAGTTTACTCGTACTGATGATTCTGGCGACTTTAAATCATCGCTTACATCAGAATTTACAGTATCTGCTGATTATATGAAAGAAATGGCAGAAGAGGGAATTGTTGATATGGACGAACCTAAGAAGCCTTTCGTAAATGTATTTGATGAAATTGATAAGATGCTCAATACATACACGAAAGATCTAAAGAATATTAACTCTGATATGGATAATGCTCCCGAATGTCTTAAAGTAGAAAAGACTACTGTACTTAAAAATCTCATTAAAACTCTTAACCACCTAAAGAACCTTAGAAAATGAACGAAGAGAAATTGATGAATCAGTCGCAGTTAGCAGAAAGCGTTGCAGAAAAAATCCCTTATACATTTCATGATTGCTTTCTTGTAAAACCGCTGGACAAGATTATGGTAAAGAAGGAAGTCACAGAGCTTCCAAATAGTAAACCGGTTAAGGATGCTGATGGCGTAGAAGCTGTTGAAGGAACTCCTAAGACCGAGGTAAAAGAAGTAGAATCTGATTATCAGCAAGGTGTTGTAATTAAAGTTCCTATTACATACAAAGAAACTAATAACCATTCAACTTTGATGGAAATAAAAGTTGGAGATGTTATTCTTTACAAACAAATTAGAACAATGCCTTTTGATCTACTTAAAGATAGTAGACTTATCAGATATTTCGATATTGTTGCCGTAAAGAATGATTGATATAGATGATATCATAAAAGAAGTATCTAAAAAACTTAATATAGATGAATAGATTGTAAGTAGTGTATGTAAACATCCTTTTAAACAAACAGTAGACTTGATGAAGGGAGACGAAACTAAAGACATACTATTCAATACGCTATTTAAGTTTAAGCTGAAAACCAGATTTAAAACAAACAAAAAACAAACGTACAGATGAAGACACTTAGTTTTATTGGAACCGGTAAATACGCAAAACGTCCGGTATTCATAGATTTTAATAAGCAGACAGTCGAAACAATTTCTCCATTTAGATACTGCATCGATGAGTGTTATATTGCACCGGAGGACATGGAAATTCGTTATAAAAAGAACGGAAAGGATGTGGTACTCAAGGCAGATAAAGGTGATATTATCATGACATTCTACGGTGAAGATTGGATTATTTATCCTGTGGTTGTAGTAAAGAACAAAGACTGGAAGGAGAACGTTCTTGCTTATATCAAACGAGAAGAGGCAAAAAAGAATAATGCGATGATTGACGCAGCTTATTCTGTCTGCAAAGAATCATGTGAATGTTGTGGATAAGTAAAATAATTAATATCGGTATTATGAAAAAGAATAAATATATATTTGTAGTAGATCTTACAGAATGCATCGATGATGTTGATGTATTTGTAGCAATAGCAAGAGAGAAAGTTAACGCTGGTGTGCCTATTACTAAATTTGAATACAACGCTACTGTTGGTCATGCAGTAAGTGAGGCAATTGATTCAGTTGAAAGTATTAAGGATTTTGTTACAGAAGCAATTACAAAGACATTTGCTCCTATTGCTAATGATGCAGGTATACCTATCACTGAATTTGGATACAACGCTACTGAAAAAGAGACTCCTAAGAAAAAGAACATCTTTGCTCGTTTCTGGGATTGGATCACACGAAAGAAATAAGTTGGTTACTAAAACTAGGTTCACAGTGTACCTTGAACACTGTACTTTGGGCGCTTAGCTCAGCTGGTTTAGAGCACCTGCCTTACAAGTAGGTGGTCGGTGGTTCGACTCCATCAGCGCCCACGACATGAACACAGTTAAGAAATTCCTTGCGGAGTAGTTTATAAGGTAAAACATCTGATTAGCCTTTGGTGATTATCAGAAGAATCAAGGTTCGAATCCTGGGCTCTAGCGCCAAAAATTTTACTTTTTTCATAATAAATCAAACAACGGTAACCTTATAAGACAACTGGTGGAGTCAGGCGATACAAAGCTACTAGGTTGGTTCGATTCCAACATAAGGTTCTATTCATATTAACAAGAACATTCATAATATAAATATTTATTTTTAAACATAAATATACAAATAATATGTGGTTAAAAGAAAGTAACAGACCAAAACATCTTTTATATTCTATACCGGCAGCCTTTGTTGGAACAATACTGTTTAGTACAGGATTGGCATTAGGCATGGAATTTAAAGATAAAGAACACGGTGGTAAGTTTGATTGGTTAGATGTAGCCGCTGGTGAAATTGGCGGAGTAATCGGCCAAGCTTTACAAATAATAGTCATATCTTTATTTGTATAACCCAAATATTAATCTCCCTTAAGAAAGGAGACAATATTTACTTTCATATTTAGTAAACGATAGTTTACAGAATATGCGTTGATTACGAAATAATCAAACCGATTGCACAGGATCGGTTAATTGTCCTGCGAAGACAACGACACGAATGAGGTCCGGCTTGTATATGATGCAAAAATATACCCCAGAAGCAGAACCGGTGTTAAACAACTACTGTTTCGAGACGATAAGTCTTGCGGCCTCCCTTAAGAAAGGAGGCGATATTGCCCTATCGTATATTGACTATTACCTCTGTCTCTAAAACAGAAGAAGTGGGTTTGATTCCTACTAGGGCTACTAATAAATAATAAATAATAAATAATAAATAATATGATAGTAAGATATAGAGATTATAAGGGAATACCCGGTATTTATAAGTGGGAAAACCGAATAAACCATAAATGCTATATCGGGCAATCTATAGATTTAAATAAACGACTCGCACATCATTTCAGCAATATAAAAAACAGAAGATACGACAATCCTTTATACAGAGCTATAGATAAATATGGTTTAGATAATTTCGATGTAACTATCATAGAAGTGTTAGAGGCTTCTGATGATCTGAAATCGAAGTTGGATGAAAGAGAGAAATATTACATACGTAAATATAATTCATATGGTGGCTCTGGATATAATCAGACTTTAGGTGGTGATGGCGGAGTACTTGGATATAAATTTACAGAAGAACAAAGAAATCATGTGTCTAGAAATTCTTTAAAACAAGCTGAAGAACGCAGAAAAACAGTGTATTTATATAATATAAAATGTAAATATTACCAAACATGGATGGATTCTGGGTATGCTGCTAAGCAAATGAATGTAGCTAGAACTTCTATACAAAGATTGTGTATTGGTATAATTAAAGTATTAAAAAATCAGTGGATTGGGTCTTTTGATAAAGAAGAACTTGAATTAAAAATAAAAAATACAGTAGTTACATCTGGTTGTTTTGAAACACAATATACTGGAAGGTTTATATATAAAGGCGATGAATTTATAGGAAATGTAAAAGAAGCTGCCAAGTATTTTAATATATCAAAGTCGTATATATATGGCGTGTGCAATAAATCTAGAAAAAGTAACATTTTATTATTTATACCGAATTAAATATAGACATATGAATATAGGAACACATAACTCATTGACATATCTTACACCTAAAACATGGTGGGGTAAGTTACTTAAATTTACCGCTAGATGTCAATCAATAGATTACGAAAAACAGTATGAACTTGGAGCAAGAGTATTTGATATACGATTGTGGTATAACGATATGATGTGTGAAGAAATTCGTCATGGTAGAATAGCATACGATAATTCATGGAGGGTATTACGGGAAATGCTCAAATTCCTCGATAAGAAAGGAGATTGCTATGTACGAGTATTATGCGAAGAAGATTCTTTTGCTAAAAATGATCCTCTAGCTGTAAATAAAGAACATGAATTTATTTACGATTGTGAAACTTATGAGACGCGATATAAGAACATAAAGTTTTTCGGAGGTAATAGAAAGTACGATTGGAAAGTATTGTACGAGTTTAAGAATAAAGACATACCTACATTAGTTGATAAATACTCTAGTACTACATCTTTATTTAAGAATGATAATAAGTTCTTACGTATAATTGACGACCTATGTCCTATATTATATGCTAAATTGAAGAACCATCAGAACATAGAAGAACATAAACAATCGGGTTCTAAAGATTATTTATTTATAGATTTTATAAACATACAATAATATGGAAGTTAAATTTAAGAAATTATCAGATAAAGCAGTATTGCCTAGTAAAGCACATTCTACAGATGCAGGTTTGGATCTTACGTGTGTAAACATTACAAGTGAGGTTAACGAATGTGGTCAGTTTGTTTTAGTATATCATACAGGTATTGCTGCCGAAATTCCCGTTGGTCATGTTGGTCTTTTGTTCCAACGATCTAGCGTATATAAGAAATCTCTTACTCTTACTAACGCTGTTGGTGTAATAGACGCTAAACTTTAAGATACTTTATTTAGTATCGATGAAACCAACTCTATTTTATTTACGTTATGTTTGCAAATTAAAATTAAAATATCATGATAATAAAAGTTTGCAAACAATGTGGGAAAGAATTTTCTGTCCCAGATTACAAAAAGGATGCTAAATTCTGTTGTGTAGAATGTGCACATAAAGCTTTGCATGCAAAACCAAATTGTATATGTGAAGTTTGTGGAAAAGAATTCCATTTAAAACAGAGCGCAATAGATAGAAATAAGCATCATACGTGTAGTGTTGAGTGTTTAAATAAATTGAAAAGTATTTTATATAAAGGTGCTGGTAATCATCAATATGGATTAAAAGGTAATAAAAATGCATC